TGGGTAGTGGGGAATCCACTAACATGCGATTTTGCCAAATCGCAATTTGAATTAAATCAGAGTGTATGGTGTGCTTGGTGGCAGAATGGCGCTCCGATCGGCGTTGAATTGTAGTTTTACAGGCACCTATACCAAGGCAGGGACGCTTTTTTATAAATACACACACAAAGAGGAAAAAAAATGGACTCTCCACACAGAACAGTTAGATTCACTCACTGGTATCGCTGGCACATAGTATGGGTGTTTGCGCCGGATGCTGTGCTTGCCGGGTACTACAATGTCCCTGGCGCACTGTGGATCAAGCCGGGCCAAACTCTGCGGGTAGCTGGCGCATTTTTACACATCGATGGGGACATTTTTATTGATGGGGCGCTCAAACTTTTTGGCTCGTTTATTCCGCGCGGGGATATACGTAGTATTGGGATGGTGTATGAATGGTGAAACATTAATATGCGGGTGCCACGACGATGGGTATGATTACGCCTGGTATTACGAGAAGCCACGAGAGTATACTGAGCTCGATACAACGAGAGCACGTCGTTGTGCCTCTTGCAAAATAACGATGATAAAGCCCGGCGACACTGTGCTTAAATTCAGCAGGTGGCGGCCGACAAGGAATAGAATGGAGGAAAGAATTCACGGCGACGAAATTCCACTGGCACCTTATTATCTTTGTGAGTCGTGCGGGGATCTGTGGTTGAGCTTAACAGAAATAGGATACTGTATAGCGCCAGACGAAAATGTTCCGGCATTGATTGAAGAGCTAAAAAAGTATAAGGAGGTTAAATGAGTGATTTTAAAATATTTTTGGCTGCAATCTGTATCCTGTTAGGATTTTTTACCGGCCTGCTACTGGTGTTTGGTGTCGGGGCTGCGGTGGCGATATGGTTCGGGTACTAGTATTGCTTGGGCTGGTTGTGGTCACATGGATATGGTGGCTCAGACATGTTATGATCCTGGGCCTTGTTACAGTGGGGTATTTTTTTCTAAGGTGGATTAAATGAACGATACAATTAAGCAAATTGAAGAACAAAAAGTACCAGCGGAACAGACATGGCAGATATTAGTTATCCAGGCATTAATCAGTCCAGTATCCCAGATAATATGTTTTGTTGGTATTATTTCGATTTTATTTTTTTGGTGCAATTGCCCACTAAATGGTAGTGGCACTTAATGAGTTGTTAACTGTTGTTAAATAAGAGAGGTTTAAAAATGAGCAAGAAAGAAGAATGCAAATTTGACGATCCGCAGCCGCGAGTACACAATATTAACGTTTGGACTGCGGTGGCATGTTTTGTTTTGTTCTGCGTGTCCTTGGTGTGGCTCGGCACCGCTATCGCTGCAGAGGTTGATCCGGCTGCGCCTGCTGGTAGCGGCATCCCATCCACGGCCGGGCGCATTACAAAATGCGTGGCAATCGACGATACGGGCGTAGCATACTGTAACGTAGTGTATACGTGGCGGGTACGGGTCAACCGGTTTTGCTGCACCTACCAGCGGGATCTGGCGGTTGCCGTGTCGCCAGGCGGTGGGGTTGCCTGGATTGCGCCGCTGGCAGGTAAATCTGATACGCGCATCCTGTCGGTGTCGGCGGATGGGGATAAAATTGTTGGTTATAGCATGGGGTACAAAGCTACCGCGTTGGCACCCACATTATGGGTGCATGGCGTACCGCAAAACGTAGCGGGTACGGTGGCGCATGTATCGAATACGTCCTACACGGTGGATGGGGTGGCGGTATCGCTGGCGGATGGTAGCGTGGTATCGCCTGCATCGTGCATCGTTGTTGTGGCCCTTAACGATGTAGGTGGGGGGCTGTGTTACAAGGATCTAGTGCCGGAGGATGATAACTTAGCCGTGCGCGGTATTGCCAGGTTTAACGATCCCGAGGGAGAGGACGACGAGGGACGTTTTATCGTCACCGGCATTAACCATGCTTATTTGCGTGGTGCCGCGATCAACAATAACGGGGACGCGGTATTAACGGTATGGTTTAATGGGTATTTTGGGTATTTGGCGGTTACCGGCCAGCCTGTAGTGATACTACCCGGTGAGCTGATAAACGATATCAACGATGCTGGGATCTATGCTGCGTGGAATTGGCTGAGTATTAATGCTGGCGGGTCGTTGGCAGGGTACGCCGGTAGAGTTGGGGTGGTTATGTAGTTGCGTTTATGCGGGCGGTGGTGTAACCTTCGCATAGTCTCAGTGTGTGTTGACTTTTAGGGTATCCATTGGATACCCTTTTTTTCGTGATAAAAACTTAAGTTGACTTTTTTCAAAGCTTGTGTTAGCGTCCACTTATATGACAGCTGGACGACCCACCAAATACAAACCCGAATACGCGAAACAAGCTGCACAGTTATGCGAGCTTGGCGCGACCGATTACGTTTTATCAAGATTCTTTGAGGTTCATCTCGACACAATCCACGAATGGCGCTCCGTCCACAAAGAATTTTCCGACGCTATAAAGACCAACAAGGCCGGTTACGACGACGTTATAGAGAGGTCTTTGGCTATGCGTGCCGCTGGTTATACATGCCCTGAGACGGATATCCGGGTAATAGACGGACGCATCGTCGCGACAGAAATAATCAAACACTATCCACCAGATAGCCGTGCAGCATTGGCGTGGCTGTACAATCGTAGGCACGACAAATGGAGACCTATTCCGCAACCGCCAGCAGAGTCACAAGCGATCCCTGAGCCGGTGATTATCAACGTTATCGACGCATCGGCAGATGCCGACAGCTAATATTCCGCAAGCGCGATTCCTGTCGCTGCCTCACAAGTTCCGCGCCTTCGTTGGTGGTTTCGGTAGCGGTAAAACCTGGGTAGGATGTATGGCTCAGTGCAAACATTTCCTTGAGCACCCTGGTGTTGACCAGGCCTATTTTGCCCCGACGTATACGCATATCAGAGATATTTACTATCCAACGATACGCGATGTAAGCGAGACGTTTGGCATCACAACATCCATCAAGTTGGCAAACAAGGAAGTTGAGTTTTTTCGTGGCAGGAAGCGCCTCGGCCAGGTTATTTGCCGCTCGCTTGATCGGCCAGAGCTGATAGTAGGATTTAAAGTGGGTCACGCACTCTGCGACGAGCTGGACACGCTGAAACAAGACAAGGCCCGTGACGCATGGCGTAAGATCATCGCGCGTTTAAGGTGGGGTGGGGCTGGTGTAAAAAACGGTGTTGATGTGACCACCACCCCTGAAGGTTTCCGTTTTGTTTACGACCAATTTGTGGTTGCTGTGCGCGACAATCAAAATCTCACTGATCAATACGGGCTTGTGCAGGCCTCGACGCGGCAGAACGCAAAAAACCTCAACTGGGACTATATCAGCTCACTGATCAACACGTACCCTAAGCAGTTGCAAGACGCCTACCTTGATGGGCAGTTTGTCAACCTCACGTCCGGATCGGTTTTTAACTCGTACGACAGGGTAAAGTGCAGATCATTCGAGACCATCAAACCTGGCGAACTACTCAGGATCGGGATGGACTTCAACGTTACCAATATGAGTGCTGTTACATACGTGTTACGTGGCGACAAGTGGCACGCTGTGGATGAGATGTCAGGGTTGTATGATACGCCAGAAATGATCGCCGCTATTAGGTCCAGGTATCGTGGCCACTCAATCCGCGTGTACCCTGATGCTTCTGGCGGAGCGCGCAAAACTGTAAACGCCTCCATATCAGATATTGGTCTCCTGGAGCAAGCAAGGTTCGCTGTATACGCGGACGCGTCAAACCCGCGCGTGAGGGACAGGGTGATTGCGGCTAACGTTGCGTTTGATCGTGGATTGCTGTATGTTAACGATACTAAATGCCCAGAGTATACCCGCTGCCTTGAGCAGTTGGCGTACGATAAGAATGGTGAGCCTGACAAGAGCAGCAACCTGGACCATATGACCGATGCAGGAACATATCCAATAGTTTTTGAAATGCCGATTAACAAGCCAACCGCCAACATCAAGGTGCGCTATGCCAATTGATTCTCAACACCCGGAATACACATCAAACCTAAACCTATGGCGTAAGGTTCGGGATTGCGCGGAAGGGTCTCAAGCCGTAAAATCCGGTAAAACAAAATACCTTCCGCAACCAAACCCTAGCGATAACTCGCGCGACAACACCGAACGTTATGACGCTTACGTGGCTCGTGCATCCTACGTAAATTTCACAGGGGCAACCCTTGATGGTATGCTCGGCATGGTGTTTAGGGAGCCGGAAACCGTGGAGCTGCCAACGCAGCTTGAATATTTGCTCGATAACGCCAACGGTGCTGGCCTTACTCTTAATCAGATGGCCAGGCGAGCAGCATGGGACTTGCTGGCAACTGGCCGTGAGGGCCTATTGGTAGATTACCCGGCGGTGGAGTCTGGCTTATCTGTCGCCGAAATATCCAGCAGAAACATACAAGCGAACATCCTGATTTACCCGGCCGAGTCTGTGATCAACTGGCGCACGGAAGTAGTCGGAGCGATCACTAAGTTAACGATGGTGGTATTGCGTGAGCCTACGCAGGTGATTGATCCTGATGGTTATAGCTCTACAGAATATATTTACCATCGTGTGTTACGGTTGGACCAATCAGTGTACACGTCTACACTGTACGATGAGCAGGGCGCGATAGTATATGAGTCGATCCCGCGCAAATCCGACGGCAGCACATGGGATGTTATCCCGTTTATTTTTTGCGGCGCGCAGAATAATGACGAGAGAGTCGATAAAGCGCCGCTGCTGGATATTGCTGATCTTAATATTGCACACTACCATAATTCTGCGGACTTCGAGGAGTCCTGTTTTTTGGTCGGGCAACCAACGCCGGTTGTCGCTGGGTTGTCTCAGCACTGGGTAGAGGAAGTGTTGAAAAACGGTATGATGATCGGCAGTCGGAGGATTATTCCTTTGCCCGTCGGCGGTACTGCATCATTACTGCAAGCCAGCCCCAATCAAATGCCTGATCGCGGGATGGAAATGAAAGAGTTGCAGCTGGTACGTGTTGGCGCTCGGCTGATACAGGATAACACCGGATCGGAAACGGCTGAGGCTGCAAAGATCCGGTTCGCCGGGCAGAACTCAAAACTAGGGGCCTTGGTAGGGAACCTGGAATCAGCTATCCAGCAATGCTTGGTGTGGTGCGCTTGGTTTATGGGAGCGCCTGACACTGAAATAGTTTACGAAATGAATCGTGAGTTTTACGCAAAAACTGCCGATCCTCAATTGATCGTGGCGCAAATACAATTGCTTGACCGGGGTGTTATAGCCATGCAGGATGTGCGTTATACGCTGCGTGAGCACGGCGTACTAAGCCCGGATCGTACTGACGAGGACATAGACGCGGAAGCCGAAGAACAGGATATGGCGGCTGGTTTTAACGCACAGAATACGTTATGAGTTCCCGCGAATACCTCATTGACGCATCCACGCGAAGGCAAGTCTTAACGCAGCGATACGCTGCAGGTGAGGCGAAGAAAGCCCGTAAGACAATGAATCGTCTGGCCGCAGAGTTGGAGGCGCGACTACTGCGCGAGCCAACGGTATTTCAAGCGACCAGAATACAGTCTCTTCTGGCCGATATCGAAGCTATCACAAAGTCCGCGTATAATAGAGCGCAAAAAAACGTTGTTAATTCAGCCGTCGATCTTGCCGAGTCCGAGGCTGGCATTACGACCAAAGTGTACTCCCGTGCATCGATTGTTGATTTTACGTTACCGAGTACTGAGCAGCTGGTTATAGCGGTAGAGCGTGCGCCAATGGTGCCGCTAGGGAACGGCGTATCACAAGTAAATCTGGTGGACGCATTCAGCAAGTTCAGCGACGCTAAATCAAAATCATCGCAACAACTGATACTTGATAGGATGGCGCTAGGAGATACTACGCAACAGATCGCTAAAGCGTTATCAAGTAAGATCAAAACTTTGGATCGCAGGCAGCTGACGGCGCTGGTAAAGACTGCCACCAACCATGCGTCGTCAGTGGCGCGGAACGCGGTTTACGTACAAAATGCACGGCTACTGGATGGGTACGAGTGGTTGTCGACGTTGGACAACAAGACAACGTTGGTGTGTGGCGCACGTGACGGCCAAGTGTACCAGGTTGGTACTGGCCCAATGCCACCTGCACATTTTAATTGCCGCTCTACAACGATTCCAAGAGTTTCAAAAAAATATTCCGCCAACGTCCCCGGTGGTGGGCGTCCATCGGTTGGGCCGGATGGCGCGGCTGAACAAAGCGCTGCAACCGGATACGGTGGCTGGCTGCGAAAGCAACCGAAGGAGTTTATCGACGAGGCTCTAGGACCGGAACGTTCCGCTTTGTTCCGAAACGGTGGATACAATATGGATCGTTTTACAGACCCGACAGGCAGAACATATACCCTAAAAGAATTAGCGTCCCAGGACGCTCTAGTTTTACAATAACGCGGCAGTGCCGCATAACCGGCCAGTGGCCAAAGGCAATAACATGACTACCAATACAGTATCTACCAGCGCACCTGAAGTCACGACTAAACCAGCTACTGACGCGGTTGCAGCGCCTTCCATCGAAGAGTACACGGCCATGAAAGCTGAATACGAGAGGCTGCAAGCTAAGGTCGCCGAATCAAACAAGCACACAAAACAAGCGGAACGACAGGCCGCTGAAGAGGCGCGTAAGAAGGCTGAGGCCGAGGGGAATTATCAACAGTTATTCCAGTCGAGCGAAGCGGAGCGTAAAAGGTTAATGTCCGACTTGGAATCCATGTCAAACAAAATAGCTCAGGAAAAAGTCGACGCTGAAGCGTTGCGTGTGGCGTCCAGCCTTGCCGAAGGGGCTAACGTAGAGCTACTTTCCGAGTTTGTAAAGCGCCGGTTGCGAGTGACGGATGGTTGTGTTAAAGTCACTGACATGAACGGCAATCTAACGGTATCATCGTTAGAGGACTTGAAAAAAGAATTCGCATCCAATGCTCGTTATGCGGCATTGATTGCAGGACCAAAATCGTCAGGTGGCAGTGCCACTGGCGGATCTAATAGCGGCGGTGCCGCGAAGCTCATGAATTTTTCCGAACATCAAAAATTATCACCATATGAGCAGATGAAATTTGTGCTTGGTGGTGGAGACTTTATCAAAGATTAAGGAGTTACACAAATGGCTAACAGTTTTACTTCACTTGCCGCCGACGTTTATGTCGCGGCCAATCATATTGGGCGTGAGCTTACCGGCTTTATCCCTTCCTGCAAAATCAATGGCGGATCGGAACGTGCAGCTCTGAACGATACTGTGCGGGCGCACTTTGTGCCGTCCGTTACTCCGGCAGCCGTTACCCCGGCCATGACAATTCCGGAAGGCACCGATCAGACCGTAGCGAACAAGACAATGACGCTGAATAAGTTTTATTCTGTGCCGATCCCGTACACTGGCGAAGATGTCAAGCATCTGGATAACGGCGCAGGCTTTAAGACGGTCTACGGCGAGCAAATCCAGGAAGCTATGCGCGGCATTGTAAACCTGATTGAAAGCGACCTTGCTGTTGCTGCTACTGCCGCAGCATCACACGGGTATGGTACTGCCGGTACTACGCCGTTCGGTACTGCAAACGATTTTACCGACGCATCCAACATGCTTAAGTTGCTGGAAGATTCTCGCGCCGGTGGGTTGCCTGCTACGTTGGTCGTGAGCACTTCCGCAGGCGCTAACATTCGCGGCAAACAGGCAACCGTAAACTACGCGGGTACCGACTCCATCTTGCGTCAAGGCGTGTTGTTGCCTATGGCCGGGCTGGATATCCGCCAGTCTGCGTATGTGCAATCGCATACAGCAGGTACAGCTGCAAGCGCTACCACTAATGCCGCCGGTTATGCGGTAGGTGCAACCACGATCACTCTAGCTTCGGCTGGCACTGGTGCTGTCCTGTCAAACGATTCAGTGTCGTTCACCGGGGACGCCACAAAATACCAGGTTGTAACCGGCGATGCTGACGTGTCAGGCGGTGGTACGATAGTGCTGCAAGAGCCTGGCCTAAAACAAGCCATTCCTGCAAGCGCTACCGCGATTACCGTTCATGCCAGCAGCGTGCGCAACATTGCGTTTCCGCGAATGGCTTTGGAACTGGCCGTCCGCGCACCGGCGATGCCGGATGGTGGTGATGCAGCGCTCGAGCGTATGATGGTCACCGACCCTTACAGCGGATTGTCTTTCGATGTTGGCATCTATGGTGGGTATTTCAAAAAGATGATCAACGTCAGCGCCGTCTGGGGCGTTAAAGCATGGAAACCCGAGTACATTAAGTACCTGTTGGGTTAACGCAACAACACCCCTCACGCATCCCGTAAGCTCTGCGCACCATGAGGGGTTACTTTTTTTGGGGGACGAAATGCAAACAGTATTTGTTTATCGTGAAGACCACCCAGACAAAAAGGTCTGGATCAATAAGTGTGATCTAAAACCTAGTGACATCCTATGGTCTGACAAAATGGATGAGCAACCAGAAAAAGTAGACAAACCAAAACAACAGAATCACAACGTACGCCATCAACACAATCATCGTAACCGTAGTTAGAAGGAGTTTTGTGATGATGTTTTTACGTTCGACGTTATGCCTGATACTGATTGTTATGGCGCTAGGGTGTGCTGGATATTCGGCTATTGCATCAGACGATCAACACGTTGACGTCATCATAAAGACAAACAACGGTGACATCATCAAACAGACCTGCAACAATGGCGTACAGTATCAATCTGGACCAGTATTAGCGATAGGATCGAAAGATAAAGAAGGGCACAAGATATTAATCTACTCTGTGAACTGCGGAAAGGCATAAAATGGCGACTATCGTAGTAGAGGATGGTACCGGACTCACGACATCCAACAGTTATGTGAGCGCCGCCGAGCTATCAACATACGCCACAGATAGAGGCGTTACGATAACCGGGGTGTCCGCAGAGCTATTGATCAAAGCCGCCGATTACCTAGAGCAGCAACCATTCCAAGGAGACAAGTCCACCGACGCGCAGGCCATGCAATGGCCACGTTATAACGTGTGGTTGTACGGGTACGAAGTGGCCGTTACGACAATACCGACATTACTGAAAGACGCTCAGTGCGAGCTGGCGTTAGGCATCGACGCCGGGTACAATCCTTTAGCTACAATCCAAAGAGGTAAACAAGCTGTTTCTGTAGGGCCGTTATCGGTTACTTATGACCCCTTGGGACGAGAGCTGGCTTATCTGTCGGCAGCGCAACACAAACTAAAACCGTTACTGAAATCTGGCGGCGGAATGAGCGGAGTCGTTATACGTGGCTAGTTTTTACGCTGAAATTGCAGATGTTGCCCTTGACCTACTTACCGAGTTCGGGCAAACGGTGGTTTTTACGCGGGTAACAGGCGCGACGTATTCAACGGCGACAGGCGGGTATACTGGCGGAACAACAACCACTGTAACGGGTAAAGGAGCCGGGTTTGATTTCGACAAAAAAGAGATCGACGGAATCCATGTGATCAAGGGCGATATGCGCATGATTTTTTACGCAACCACTGCGCCGCTGGCCGGTGATACGTGCGTAGTCGGTGGAGTGTCTTATCGGTGCGTGTCTGTTGAGGCTATCTCACCTGGTGGTACGGCTGTATTGTACGACGCTCAGTTAAGGGTTTGATTATGGGACAGTTTTCAGACAAAATCAAAAAGTTTGGAGAGGATGCGCTACAGAAATCCACTGATGTCATGGTTGGTGCCGCTCTTGAGGTGTTCGGCAGGGTCGTTAAGAGGACTCCTGTAGGTAACCCAAGCCTGTGGATGGGTAAGCCTCCACCTGGGTATACAGGAGGCAGTCTGCGCGCTAACTGGCAGGTGTCGATCAATCGTCCTGCGGATGGTGTAGTCGAGGGAACCCAGGTTAAAACGCCGGACATAAAGGCGGATGCTAGAACAAAAAATATACATATTACCAACAACCTGCCTTACGCCGAGCCTGTAGAGTACGGGCAGAGCAAGCAGGCCCCAGCTGGTATGGTCCGCGTAACGGCAATGGAATTTAAAGGCATCGTGGACGGCCTGCTGTGACAACTATTTTTAAGGACTTATCGGCGGCGTTAGAGGCTAGGCTCGCCACTTTATCAGGGTTGCCTGCGGTGGCGTGGCCCAACTTGAATTATGTGCCGACACTGGGTACGTTATTTATTCGGCCGACAATACTACCAGCGGAAACGGTAGGCGCTACCATGGGCACATCGACAGGCACCGATTCCCAGTCTGGCATCTACCAAATAGATATATTTGCCCCATCCGGGGTTGGTAGGTCCGCAACTACTACGTTAGCGGATGCGATAGCAGACCATTTTTCCCCACTCACAGAACTAACGTACAATAGTCAGATCGTGACTATTATCAGCGTGTCACAAGGCGTGGCGTACGTCGAAGATGCGTGGTATCATACGCCAATCGAAATTAAGTACTTATCATACACAACGGCAAGGCCGTAACGGAGCACATAGATGGCAACACATATTGGTAATGACGGCACTGTAAAGTTGTCAACAAATACGGTATTACAGGTGTCTGGTTTTACGCTGGAAACTAACGCGGCGGTGGCTGATGATACTGTGTTGGGTGATGTGTGGAAAACCCATATCACTGGCGGCACCAAAGGCTGGAACGGTAGCGTATCATGCTACTGGGATGAGTCCGACACTACCGGCCAGGAAGCGATGACCGAGGGCGCATCCGTAGCCCTGCATCTTCTCCCGGAGGGTGCCACAACCGGCGATGTCGATTTTAACGGTACGGCAACGATCACCGGCGTGTCCTTCGGTGTTGCGCTGGATAGCACTATTACAGCGAGTTTTACATTCCAAGGCAATGGTGCTCTGACACGTGGAACGGCAGCTTAATGGATATCAAAAAACTGTATACCAGGGACCGGCATAATGCCGGTTCCGAGGTTCGTGTCAAGGATGAGCTTGGCAACGACACTGACATGTACATCCGTGTCGTTGGCATGGATTCCAACGCATGGAATTCGATACAGTTGAGTATCGGCAGGGATCATGCCGATGGAAAAGAAATCGAAACCCATGAGATACTGGCCGACGCAACGATAGGGTGGCGAGGCGTGGAATCAGACGGTGTAGAGTTGGAGTTTAGCCGTGATCTTGTTCGAGACCTTTATTTTTCCGCTCCGTACATCGCTGAACAAGTTAATCGGTTTATCGGTAATCGTAGAAATTTTACGCAGCCCACTTAGAATCGATACAGGCATACGCTAAGTGGGCATTCTTCGCGTACGGGCGTGATAAGGGCGCGCATTTATCAAGGATTGAAACATGGAGACTGATAAGCGAGCGCAAAGGAACTCCTATACCAGTAGCACCAGATCTACATCCTGGGCAATTATACATCTGGAATATGTACTGGGCAATTTCTAAACGAATGGACAATATATCTACCAGATTGATACTAGATTATCAGGACTTGCATATGATACGGCTTTCCAAACACGAGATAGATGCACTTTTACTTATTGATCAAGAGCGTGATGAGAGTAGATTGCAATGACTGAGTTAGCCGTGCTTGGATTACGTGTTGAGCGTACCGGGGTAGATCAGGCTACAGACTCGCTTCAAAAATTAACAGTTTCCGCCAACGACGCCGAGAACGCATCCGATAAACTCGCAAACACAACGAACACAACTTCAGTTGCAGCCAAAGAATCCACGCAATCATTTACAGCATACAAGATTGCAATAGTTGCTGTCGCAGGAGTGATAGGCTCAACGATAAAGATGCACGCAGATTTTGCGGATCAAGTGGCAGACTTATCAGCCATAACCGGGGCGACAGGTAAAGAGCTTGACAAGTATTCTGATGCTGCCAGGGAGATAGGGCGCACAACCAGCGTTAGCGCCAAGGAAGCGGTCGAGGCGTTTAAGCTGATAGGGTCTGCAAAGCCTGAGCTGCTGGAATCGTCTGACGCGTTAATCCAGGTTACTCGTGACGTGCTACTGCTCTCTCAAGCATCTCGGTTATCTATGCCAGATGCGGCGCAGGCGGTAACCGGAGCGCTCAACCAATTCGGCATCGCTGCAAGTGACACTGCGGCAGCGGTTAACGTCCTTGCAGCTGGTGCAAAGTTTGGTGCATCAGAAATCAAAGATACTGCCGCCGCCATACAAGGCGCGGGACTTACAGCAAAGAATGCCGGGTTATCTTTCGAGGAAACAAACGCAGCGATACAACTACTCGCGGAGAAAGGAATAAAAGGAGCTGAAGCTGGCACTGCATTACGTAACGTATTATTGCAATTATCAACGCAATCTAACGAAAAATTTAATCCTGAAATTGTTGGGTTGTCTGACTCGCTAACTAATCTAGGTAAAGCTCACCTGTCAACGGCAGAGTTGTCGAAATTGTTTGGCAAGGAAAACATTAACGCGGCGCAAGCATTACTCGCGCAGTCTGCCGCGCTATCACCGCTTACCGCAAAACTCACTGGCACGGCTACAGCTACTGAGCAAGCTACAACTCAAACAGCAACGTTAAAAAATGAGATGGACGTGCTTGGAGGAGCCATAAAAGATGTGGCGCTGACAATGGGGCAGGATTTTGAGCCAGCGGCATTAGGTGTTGTACAAGGTCTCGGTGTGCTTGCTACTTACACCAAGGCCGCGTGGAAAGAATTCTCAGACCTGGGTGATATGCTCGGCGCTTACGCCGCTATTGCTGCCCGCGTATTATCAGGCGATCTAGCTGGCGCTGGCGCAATCATTGACGCCAGAAGAGAAGTCCGGGCAGAAACAGAAAAAGAGATTGACGTAATACTGGGTATTGAGAAAGCACAACAGAAAGTTAACGACGCCAATAAAGAGGCGGTCGCTATCCAGCTAAGTAAAAACGAAGCAGGGAGCGGCGACGGCCGCATAAAATCAAAAGGCATGACAATAGATGCCGGTGAATTCGAGGCGTCTGAAAGCGCGATTGAAACGCTCACGTCGCAGCTCGCGACCGAAGAGGAATTAATACGCGAATCGTACGCAAAGCGCATAGAGATTATCTCCGAGGCTAGAGCTTTAGGAGCTGCCAGCGAATCGGAACTTGCAGACCTTGCGTACCGAGCGGAATCGGATCGTGAAGACGCTCTGGTCGCGCTCAAAAAGAAATCAACAGACGATATTGTAGCGAACGAGATAGAGGCGCAAGCAGCAATTACCAGCGCTAAACAAAGTGCAGCAAACGCAGCGTTTGGGTTTTTGTCTTGGCTGGCGACCAAGAGCAAAGCGGCCGCGATTGCGCAGATCGTAATATCTAAGGGGTTGGCTATAGCCGAAGCCGTTCAGGCTACTGCGGTAGCGGCGGTTAAAGCGTTAGCTCTGCCACCCGCACCCAACTATGCAGCCTCGACATCAGTGAAGGCGTATGGTGCCGCACAGGTTGCGTTGATAGCTGCTACTGGACTTGGACAAATATCCCAGGTTGGCGGTGGTGGTGGCGGGGGCGGAGGATCAGGAGGCGGTGGCGGATCGTCTCCCGCGCCCCCGCAACAACAGGCAGCGCCAGTCACCGCAGCGGAAAAGCCCGGCGTGACCATCAACGTGTCAGGCAACGTCGTCGGAGTGGATCTTGAGGGCATGGTAGCAAGCGCGCTGAAATCGGCAGACCTAAACGACCAAATTAATATCCGCATCGGCAACGAGCGGGCGAGGATCACGTAAATGGCAAGAATAGTATACGCACCAGCGCACGGCGTGATCACGTACGATGGGGACAGGCTGGCAGGGTTGATTGAGGATACCGCAGCGACAATTGGGGCGCAGACCGGCACGGATGATTTCGCGGTAGCTACCAGCCCGCAGGACAACAGCTACACATCGATTGTGTACGGCAACGGTACGTGGGTAGCCATATCCAGCGATGGCACCAACCGTGTAATTTACTCGCTTGATAATGGTACAACCTGGACGTTAGGGACGGCGGCAGAAGCCAATTCCTGGCAGGCGGTGACGTTCGGAGCAGGGGTATTTGTAGCAGTGGCGTCCAGCGGTACCAATAGGGTGATGACATCAGCCGACGGCATCGCATGGGTTGCCAGGACTGCTGCTCAGGCTAACACGTGGCGGTCCGTGACGTTCGGAGAAGGCTTGTTTGTAGCAGTGGCTAGCGACGGCACCAACCGGGTAATGACAAGCCCTACAGGAGTAACGTGGACCGTGCGGACCGCAGCCAACGCGGTACAGTGGGTATCTGTGACGCATGGGGCAGGCACGTTTGTTGCGGTCGCAAATACTGGCACCGCAGCTCAAATGGTACAGTCAAGCGCGGACGGAGTCACGTGGGTCGCAAGAACTGCAACATCCACAAACTCATGGGCATCGATAGCGTACGGTGACGGATTGTTTGTTGCCACATCTACGGACGGAGCTGTAGCAACGCAGATAATGTCAAGCGCGGACGGAGTCACGTGGGTCGCAAGAACGTCGCCCGCAGCTAATCAGTGGAAATCAGTTTGTTGGGGTAACGGGGTATTTGTGGCCGTGTCGATCACTGGTACTGGCGACCGTATCATGACCTCGAACGATGGGATAACTTGGTACGGCGACACGTCACCGGCTGATAATACTTGGAATTCGGTAGCGTTTGGCAATAACCTGTATGTTGCTGTTGCATCCAGCGGTACGGCCAATAGGATCATGGTATCCGTGCCGCTCGAAACGATAGTTGATTACTCTCCTACAAATATGGCGTTGGAAATTGTTGGGTCGTTGACAGTTTCTAACGCCGATACGAATACGGGGTTGAAAGCATACTCCGGATTTTCGACAAGCAATTATATCAAGCAATCGTACCGTGACGAATTAGATGTTGGGACGGGTGATTTTTATATCTCGGCGATGGTAAAGTTATCATCAGCGCCTATAGCCTCAATCCCTGGGGTTTGGACATCAAGGAATTATGTAGTTAATCAGCCAAGCTACTGTATATGTTTTGGGGGGGGACAATTTGTAACGAGGAGTTACAATGATACTATCTCAATGACATCCCCTGACGGCATCACTTGGACAACGAGGACAGGTGGCGCCCAAGCGTATTGGCGCGGTCTAGCCTATTCGCCGGAATTATCACTGTTTATCAGCGTTGCCACGAGTGGCACAAATAGACTGCAATCATCGCCTACCGCTGTAACATGGACAACGCGGACGCCGCCAGAATCGAATGCGTGGGAAGCTGTAGCTTGGAGCGGAGCAGAATTTGCAGCAGTTGCATCCAGCGGTACAAATAGGGTGATGAGATCGACTGACGGCGTTACGTGGTCGGCAGTGGCAGCATCCGCTGCTAATCAATGGCGGTCAATAACGTTTGGCAACGGTATATTTGTAGCAGTTTCGGATACTGGTACGGGCAACAGGGTAATGACAAGCCCTACAGGCGTAACGTGGACATCGCAAACGTCAGCGAGCGATGTTGCTTGGGTTGGAGTTACTTACGGCGCTGGGCTATTTGTTGCTGTTGCGCATTCTGTAGGGACCACCCAGAGCGTGATGACCTCGCCCGACGGTATTGCGTGGACCATTAGAACAGCTGCGTTAGTAGCTAATTGGCGATCTGTAACATATGGCGCAGGCGCTTTTTGCGCGGTAGGTTCGGATAACGGAGTTAATGTAACAATGTTTTCAACTGACGGTGTAATCTGGACATCACGATCAGCAGTATCATCGACCAACGACTGGTACTCTGTAGCGTACGGAGCAGGATTGTTTTGCGCCGTGTCAATCACAGGCACCCCTAGCGATAGGATAATGACAAATCCTGGGATCGAGTCTGGATCAAATATTGTTCTGTCGAGGTTTTCAGAGGATTTATTAATAGGATTCAATGTCGGTGTAACCGATAACGGGTTGGTGTACTTTAAAATACAGGAATCATCAACTGATTATATAGTATATTCTACGACCGACATAATCGATGGATTATGGCATCACATACACGCTAACAGGAGAGAATTATTACAAGAGATTTATATTGATAATGTGAGAGAGGCGGTAGGTATCGCGCCTACAGGTTCGATATCTAATAATAATGCAACTGTATTAATCGGGATCGGGCAAGACCTTGTTTCAGCTCAAGCGTTCGGCGGATCGATAGCAGTCGCAAAGATAGGAGATGCGCTGACAGACGATCAACGGGAAGCATCATACTATCAAGAGAGAGCACTGTTCCGCCCTGGTGCGTTATTCTCCCCACCGGCCGAGACGTTGACTATCGATTTACCCATCCTTAATAGTTCTGGATGGTCAGACACGGACTCTAAAAATACAGTAGAATCTATATCTCTTGCTCGTGAGACATTATTCCACGACTCTTACCGCGTATACGATGTGCAACTAAAACCTATTCCGCATTATAGCGCCACTGTGTTTGATATGCGCGCACTGCGTAATTTCGTTGACGCGGTGAAGCGTGGGCAGACATTTACTTTTGAAGAGCGGTATGGGTTATCGAATAACGACGGGCCTGTAAACGTTGTGTTAGAATCGACAAACCAGAGCTATAACCGACATGGAGACATGCAGGATGTGTATTCGGGGTCGCTTAAACTGCGAGAGGTTGATTAATGCGCGTCGATACTGCTAATTTCACGATTGAGAACAATAAGACAGCCAAGTCTCCTAGATACTATGTCGAGGTTGCGCTAGATACGGCATACACCGACTTGTATTACTTTACATCTCACGCGGACGTTGACCTTCCTGCGGGAGCTACTACAGAGAACACATTCCGGTCCACGCTGGTTAAAATCCAGAATTCCAGCCAAAGCATTGCGCCGATAACTGCATCAAGCACTATCGGCAACGGGGAGACTCAGATACTTGACCGACACGGAGCAGTATCGGATTGGCTGCGTGAAAAATGGATCGAAGAAAAGGCATTGCGCGGGAAAAGGTTCAGGACATATGTTGGTTATAAAGACCTGGATAACGCAGATTATACGCTGATAGGGACGCAGGAAAAACACAACCACACTTTCGATGGCGTGGTGTACACGTTTTACACGGCAGATATTCAGCGCACTGTCAAGAAAGATATATTCGATCTGCGAGAAGCTACGCTGGTG